GAAGAAGCTGCACCTTTAAATGCTACTGGAAGTTCTGCAATATCTAACTGGGATCCAATTTTGATCTCATTAGTGCGTAGAGCTATGCCAAATCTCGTTGCATACGACATTTGCGGTGTTCAGCCGATGACAGGCCCAACTGGACTTATATTTGCTATGAAAGCAAGATATAACGACTATCCTACAGTAGGAAGAGAAGACAAATCAGAAGCTTTATTCAATGAAGCAAGAACTGGTTATTCATCTTCTGCTAACCCTACTGCAGCTGGTCTAGGTTCAGACGACATTAGTGATCCTTTTGATACAAGTTCACCAGACTATGAAGATACGACTGGAACTGGTATGTCAACAGCAAGTGCAGAAGCACTTGGTGATGTTGAAGCATCAAACGGATTTGCACAAATGGCTTTCACAATCGAGAAAGCAACTGTTACTACAAAATCAAGAGCATTAAAAGCTGAGTATACACTCGAATTAGCACAAGACCTTAAAGCAATCCACGGTCTTGACGCAGAATCAGAATTAGCGAACATTCTTAGTTCTGAAATCTTAGCTGAAATCAATCGTGAAGTAGTCCGTCATGTTAATATTCAAGCAAAAGTTGGTGCAGCCGCAACAGCCGTAGCTGGAACTTTTAACCTTGATGTAGACGCTAACGGTAGATGGTCAGTTGAGAAATTTAAAGGATTGTTGTTCCAAATCGAAAGAGAAGGTAATACAATAGCAAAAGAAACTCGAAGAGGTAAAGGTAACTTTATTCTTTGTTCTTCTGATGTTGCATCCGCTCTTTCTATGGCAGGCGTTTTAGATTACGCTCCTGCGTTATCAACTAACATTAATGTTGATGATACTGGCAATACTTTTGCTGGTGTTCTTAACGGGCGTGTTAAAGTCTATATCGACCCTTATGCTGGTGTTGATTACATGACTGTTGGTTACAGAGGAAGTAATCCTTATGATGCTGGTATTTTCTACTGCCCATATGTTCCACTTCAAATGGTGAGAGCAGTTGGGGAAAACACTTTCCAACCTAAGATTGGTTTCAAGACTAGGTATGGTATGGTTTCTAACCCATTCGTGGGAGCGACTCCATCAAATGGAATGGCAACAGCAGCGACTAACCAGTATTACAGAAAAATGGCTGTAAGCAACATTCTGTAAGGTTAGCAATAGCCTAACTCTAAAACAGTTTTATAGATTATTATAGATTATGTTTTCAAAGGGGTCGTAAGGCCCCTTTTTTTCGCCCAAATTCAAGGAAAGCTTCAATTAAGAAGCTCCCTTTTTACTCATTATTTTTTAACAAGGTTTCTGCATTCCTTTTTCGTTTACTTGTTGTCCCATATTTTCCCAACTTTCGAATCGAATTTCTAATACTTCGTTTTGATGATTCTAAACCAAATCTTTTCTTTTCAAAAGTTTGTAAAATCATCTCCGTAACCGTAATTGAGAAAGAAGTGGCTTTCGTTTACAGTTGTAATGTATCAATGAACTCAACAACCGACCATCTTTGGAAACTTCTTGTTTCACGAACCAGTTTCTATAGAACTGACTTTCTCAATCTATGACACATATTATACGAAAAAGTGAGAGGCATTGTCAACCTAAATACTAATAGGGAAGTCATGGGACGACCCATTAACACACATACACACAGGAGAAAATCATGTCTGATTCAAAATCAGGTTTTGAAATTCGTGCAGACTTGCTTAATCAAGCACAAGGTCTTTTAGAAGGCAATCTTCAAAGAGAAGTCGACTCTGTATATGCACACAACGATAACAATCCCTCAAATAGAATGGATTTACCAGTAAGAGAAATCTCTGCTGGAGATGTTATTGCTGTTGCACAACAGTTAAACGAATTTGTGAACCAAAAATAACAATGTTGAGGGGAGTAAAATCCCCTCATACATAAATAGATATATGACAATAGAATTAAAAATTATTAGGAAATAATGGCATTTGGATGGATTAATAGAAAAGCTTGGGCTACTAAAAAATGCACCTCACAAGGACGAGGTGGAAGAGGTAGGAGAACCAAGATTAGTATGTCAACCATGAACAAACACAAAAAGAAATCCCATAAGGCATATCGAGGGCAAGGCAAATAATGGCAACAATCAACAAATCAATTCTTAATAAAAATAATTTTAGGTTATTGATAGATAGAATCCCAACAGTTGAATATTATGTTCAAACTGTAAATATACCCGGCCTTACCATGAATGAGACTATAATGGGTAGTAGAATAGGTCTAGATGGGTATTTTCCCGGCGATAAGATAACTTTTGATACACTTGATATAACCTTTTTAGTGGACGAAGATTTAGCAAACTTTAAAGAAATGTATGACTGGATGGATGCAATAGTTCCAGTTAAAGACAGTTCTGCTTATAGTAATCTAGTTGGTGGAACTTCAACATCTACTAATGTAACTGCAAATAAGAAAGCTGGGATGGAACAATATTCAGATATTACACTTGTTATGAACACTAATAAAAATATCCCAAACAAATATTTCAGATTTCATGACTGTTTTCCACTTACACTGGGTGCATTAGAACTTCAATCAGGTGCAGATGCAGAACCAGTTACCAGTTCAGTAACCTTTAGATTCAGTTACTACGACATCGCAGATACTTCTTAAATCCTCTTCCTAAATACTATATTATATGGTATAATAGGTATATTATGACACTTGATGAAATCAAAAAAGAATGGGCTATTGATTGTGAAATTGACGATATAGAACTCGATAAAGCCTCATTAGTCGTTCCTAGACTACACGCAAAATACTCAGACTTGTTATCAACTAAAACTTTGTTGTTAAAACAATATACCCACAGATATAATTCCCTTTTAAAGGATAAATGGATGTGGTATAGAGGTGAGTTAGATGAAGATCGAATTAGAAAACTCGGTTGGAATGATGATCCTTTTGATGGATTAAAACCACCTTTAAAGGCAGATATGCACTATTGGTTTAATGCAGATAAAGACTTACAAGAGATGAATGCAAAGATAGAATATCTAAAGGTAACAGTCGATTACCTAAAAGAGTGTCTACAGAATGTAACATGGAGACACCAAACAATTAAGAATACCATTGAATGGCGTAAGTTCATGGCAGGAACTTAGAATGATTCTTCCCCAATATATTTGGTTTTTACCAGCTGCCTTTACTCCTAAAGAATGTAACGAAATCGATAAAGCTTCGTTACAGTTACCTATTCAAGAAGGTAGGATAGGTCTTGACAATGAAGATATAGATGCACCTTATGGAACAGGTCATGGAAATCAAGATGATTCAATCAGAACATCTACTGTAAAGTGGTTTACAGATGAAACTATGCCACCACACATTACTCAAAAAATTTATGATCTTACTTGTCAAGCAAATGATGAAACAGGGTGGCAACATAATTTCGAATACAAAGAAAATACCCAATACACAGTTTATCATGCAGATAATGAAAAACCAAAAGGAGACTTTTATACTTGGCATACAGATTCAGGCCCAAACACTTATGACAATGGGTGTATAAGAAAATTAAGTATGACAGTCCAATTATCCGATCCTAATGATTATGAAGGTGGTCATTTCCAGTGGTTAGAACCACAGAGACAATTTGATAGAATGCAAATTGATACTGGAAGACCTGTTATAGACATTGAACAATGTATATGTTCAGCACCATTTTCTGCAAAAGAAAGAGGTAGTGTCATTGTCTTCCCTTCTTTTTTATATCATCAAGTGACACCTGTTACTAGAGGAACTCGAAAAGTTTTGGTTAACTGGTATTGTGGTCAACCTTATGTCTGATTCAGTTAGAGTAGAAAGAGTTAACGAAGTTTTTATGAAAGTTCATTGTGATGATGGACTTGCAAGAGACTTGTATGACTTTTTTTCTTATACTGTTCCTAATGCAAAGTTCATGCCATCCGTCAAAAATCGTTTTTGGGATGGTAAAGTAAGACTCTTCTCTATTAAAACACATCAAATTTATATTGGATTACTTCCTTATGTCGATGAATTTTGTCGTGAGAGAGGATATGATTTTGACGGTCTAGGTATATTAAATGTAATTGGAGCTCCCGAATTTACACATCCACAGGCATTTTTAGATCATTTGAATCTTCCCGAACATATTACACCTAGGGATTATCAAATGGAAGCTTGGGAAGAATCTATTAAGTATGGAAGACAGTTATTGTTATCACCAACTGCAAGTGGTAAATCTTTAATAATTTATATGTTGTGTGAATGGTATGGTAGAATAGCTCCATATCATGATAAAGGTAGAAGAGGTGTCAAGAAAATGGTTATCATTGTTCCCACTACTGCATTAGTAGAACAAATGTATAAGGATTTTAAAGAGTATGGATATGAAGGACAGATATGTAAAATCTACAGTGGTCAAAAAGTATTCGATGCACCTATTACTATTACTACATGGCAATCATTAAGTAGAGCTCCTAAGAAGACTATAGAATCATTTGATATGGTTGTCGGTGATGAGGCTCATTTATTTAAAGCACAAATGTTAAAAGGTATTCTAGAGAAGATGAAAAAGACTGCCGTAAGATTTGGAACAACTGGAACATTGGACGGAAGTGAAGTTCATAGACTTCAACTGGAAGGATTGTTTGGCCCAGTGAAAAAAGTTATTTCATCTTCGGAATTAATGGAAGACGGAACTATTGCAAATTTATCCATCGATTGTGTCATACTTCGTCATACCAAACAAAAGAAAATGTCTTATCAAGAGGAGATGGATTACTTGGTAAGCTGTGATAGTAGAAATGATTTTTTATGTAATCTTGTGTATAGTTTGAAGGGCAATACACTTATCTTATTTCAATATGTGGAGAAACACGGTGAGATATTACATAAGAAAATGTTTAGTAGGTTAGGGAAAAAATTACACTATGTGTATGGTGGAACTGACACACTAGACAGAGAAGAGGTTAGAGCAATCGTAGAAAAGAATAAGGATCATGTTATTCTTGCATCATACGGAACATTCTCTACTGGTGTTAATATCAAGAGAATTGATAATATTATTTTTGCCTCACCTTCAAAGTCTAGAATTAGGAATCTACAATCTATTGGTAGAGGACTAAGAAAGACTCATGATAAAGATTCTATGAGATTATTTGATATTGCAGATGATCTACAAAATAAGAATTACACGCTCAACCACCTTAAAGATCGTATAAATATTTACAACGAAGAGAATTTCGTTTATCAAATAAAACAATTCGATCTAAAATGACAGATATAACACCTCAACAATATGAAGTATTAAAACTCCGAACAGGGCAAGAAATTGTCGGAATGACAAGAGACACACCAAACGGAGTTCATATCACTTTACCTATGCTGTGTCAATTAACAGTTCAGACTCCAAGGAAAGACACACTCGCAACTTTCTACCCTTATGCACCTATGAGTCAAGATGCAACTATTATTATCCCACTGGATATGATTGCACATAGAAATGCAATGAATGAACAATTTGTTCCTTTCTATGACAGTGCATCAGCTGAATGGATGCAAATGTTAGATGAAGGTAAAGTCCCATTAATTAATAACCTATCAACTGGGAAAGTAGATCAACCCATGGGTTTCAAACAACACATGGATAGAATCGTTCAAGCCATGATTGAAGAAGCTATTGATAATCCTCTTACGGATGAAGAGATAGCAAAAATGGAACAAGAAATGATGGATGCAGATTTTGAAAAATCATATAAAGAATTTGCAAATCTCCCAGCCCCCATAGATAAGAAAAAATTGCATTAGACTTAGATGTTGTCTAAATAATTGCGTCATGAATTACATTTATGACAAGTTATAAATTTTATTAATATATAAGAAGAGAACCATGACCACAGCAGAGCTAGTCGAGTCTGCGAAGATTTTGGTGTCTATCGAAGTCGAAAACATAAAAGATACTTTCTTTTACAAGAAGTCTCTAGAAGCCGTAGAGTTTGTTGCACTATTTGTCCTTCCCATACTCACACCAGTAAT